TTAAAGCAGTCTGTATTGAAGCTACAGCGGCAGTTGAACCATTACATGTTGCACTAAGACCTGGACTATAATCTAAATTATTGGCATCTACCTGAATAATTACTGCTTCTATATTACTTCCAGACGTGTATTTCTTTACAATTGTTTTTGATAAACCGTTGTATGTTAATGTCTGTCCAACATCAAAATTTGTTGTTGGTAATGTACCACTAAATGTCAATAATTGAGTTAGATACATCTTAACATAATAAGTATCAGTAGCCGCAAATTCGGTATTATTTACTGATAGAACATCATTCGTTAAGTAACCATCCCCACCATCCGAAATTACTGCATTTGTTACTTGACCTACGCCAGTAATAGTAAATACAAATCCAGAACCACTACCACCTAAACTAGAATTATTTACGGATAGAGTATTTCCTACTGTATATAAGTTATTGCCACCATTCAAAACACTAATAGCAGATACGTTACCAACACCATTAATTACATATTGAAATCCAGTAACACCACCAATTGTGTTTGGTACAGCACTCAGAACATCTCCAGTTTGATAACCAGAACCCTGATTGATTATACTAACTCCAGTAACAGCAGTAACAGGACCAGCAACACCAACAGTAATGTCGGCTCTCATTCCATTTCCAAAACCACCAGTTAGTGAAACATTAGTGAAAATTTGTGTTTGATTTTGACCAATATCTCCACCAGCTCCACCTCGTTGAATACTTCCTGTAAATGGAGAAACAGTTATAATCGCTTTTGCTCCAGATCCAGAACCATTGATGAGGGGAACGTCTACATAACTACCACCAACATACCCAGTTCCACCATTAGTAATAGTTCCTACAATTGGAATTACTGTTAAGGTAGCTTTTGCTCCATTTCCAGATCCACCTGTTAATGGAACACTGGAAAAAGTTCCTCCGTAATATAATGAACCTCCGTTACTTAGTGTAATTCCACCATCTCCAGTTGGAATTGCAGAAACCAAAGTTCTAAAATTCTGCAAAGATGTGAGATATGACTTATCAAAAGAAGCTACAGATTTTCCTTCTGCAGCAATATATAATGATTTTGGACCACCTCTGAAAATACCTACATCATTAGCATTGGTAAAGAATAACGCTGGCGCTTGAACAGTGCCATCACTCATACTAAATGCGCCAGCACCAACGCTTGTCTGAACCGTAAACAGGTCAGAAGCAATTTCATTAATTTTTACCCTTTGTTGCTCAAAGGTATCTGTTCTAGCAACGTTTCTAAGTATTGCCATGTTTTATTAACTCTTGCAGTAGGGACTTGATTTCAGAGATTTCATTCTTCAACATATTTATGTCTTCTAATGCGGAACCAAGGTGTTTTGATTTGCGCCTTGCTTCTATCGCAGAATCGTCCAAATTCAAGATGGCGCCTGTGTTTTCATCCCTCACGAGACCATCATGCCCACTAACTTTGATATAATCCATATGCGGAAATCAGAAGGATGCTACTGCACGAATATCTTGAATTTTGGGAACGTATGCTGGATCAACTGACTTCATGACAATCTTTACAGCAAACGACGAAAATTCTGGAAGATTGGAAACACTATACTTAAACTCCTGATAAGAAGATTGCTTCTCTGTAGTTGAAGAAATGGTATTTTCGCTAGTAGCAATCTCTAGTGTATCTGGTTGTCCATCCTGATTAAAGTAGATCCAATCAATATCTTCAAAGTTTTCTTGACTGGATGCTTTCTTGTAACGGTAAAGAACTTGAACACTTTGAACATCCTTGACATTTGCGGTTAGGCGAACATCAATTGAAGTAGCTGGACTATTGATAGAAACCTCTTTTGTTACATATTTTGCAACAGAAGAACTATTCTTCGATGTATCATCAGAAACAAAATCAATACCATTTCTATAAGAAACCTTACCAATCTCCCAATATGATGCTTCTGCATCTGGTTGATTTGGATACTTAATAAAATCACCAATTCTAAAGATGTCGGCAATTTGATCGATCACTACTGCATTTCTATTGAATACAGCGTTATCAATAATTCTGGAATTGAAATCATCAATAATTGGTTGAATATCAGTACGGACAACTAACTCCTGAGTTTTATTATTCCAAATAACAGTCTTGCCAGTAATGATATTATCATATGTCTGTAGGATAGACGATGGATTGCGAGCAACTATTGTAGAAGCATCTGCTATACTTACAAATACTTGTGATGGGTTGCTATTAATCTTGACCTTTGGTAGAATTACTCCATCAACATTTTCTGTTAATCCTTGCTGATTTCCAAGAATAACTCTTTCACCTCTTTCAAAGAATTGAGTTGTTTTAACTCTTACATAAACTACATTTCCAACGACACGAGCAATAGTTCCAGTAGCTTTGGTGTTATATCCTTGGATCGTTTGATTAGATTGAATTTGCGTCGATCCATTATCAACAAGTTGGAACTGATATACTGGGTAGAATTCAATTAGTTGATCTCTTCTTCCAAATCTATCCTCTTGACCACTAGCATTTTCAATTCTATTTGTGCTGCTCTTTATAGAGGCAGTGGAAATATCTATGACTGGTGATAGATAAGATTTTTCCGATGTCAAAGCAATCTTATAAGTTAATGATCTTGTGAGATTATTGAGAGATTCATTAATCCTTGATGCCATCATTTTTTGATTAGCAAAATAATGTGGTTCATTCAAGAATGTCTTTTCATAATCATCTGTCTGTGAATATGAAACATAATTTGTTGTCTTGGAATCTACTGGAATAATATTGGTAGTCTTAACAGAAGATTCAATCTTTGTTCCAGTCACGGTGATATAGCGAATTTGTGGGTATAAGATCTCAAATTTTCTGTTGAAGCTGGCATAAACTGATTCTCCACCACCGAATGAGTTTCCAGTTGCCTTCGACGAAGATGTAATATTGTAAGTATCAATACCAGAATTACTGATCTTAAATAGCGTATTGTTCAAGATATTTGATGTAACACCAGCGACTTCCTCGGCACTTCTGAAAAATACATATGATTTTCCTGAATCCTCAAATCCATTATCTCTATGGTTAACTTTAACAATATTGTTATTGTTCTTGAATAGCTTTGAGGTTGCATTTGTGCTAGATCCAGCATTTGTTTCAAATGGATTTACATTCAGTAATTCATAACCAAGATTTTCATTTGTTAGTAATAATTCTGCTGGTCTTGTGATAGCAAACTCTGCTCTATAAAGTTTGAACTTGAGATCTTCAAAAATATCTTCAGTCCAATCATCAACATTTTGTGATCTATAAACAGATCCTAGAGATGGTTGAGTTGTGATAACGGTGCTTGTAGCAATATCAACTTCTCCAAGTCTAGAAGCCCAGATCTTATAATCTATGGAATCTGTCTCGACTGCCATAGCATATTCAGTGTCATTTTGTAGATAAACTGGATAATCAAAAGCAAAATGTGTTGGTATTGTTGAATTTGTTATTCCAACTATATCAGTAGCAATACCCATTTGAACAGCAGGAGTATCGATCTCAATGAAGGTTTCAATTTCACAACCACCAGCTCCATTTCCAACTCCTTTAACTACAACTGATGGTGGTTCAGTATATCCAAATCCGCTCAGTGAAATTTCTGCATTATAGATTTTTCCACCAGAGACTTCAATACGAGCAGTAGCAACTGACCCTCCAGGAAGTTGTGGACTTTCAATCGTTAAGATTGCACTATCATAATTTGCACCAGTATTCTTAATTCTAATATCTGATAATCTGCCACTATCTTTTGCAATTGTCAATTTCAAATCTGTTCCATCCTTGGCATTTGCTAAAGTTACTGATGGAATTGATAGATCCTCATTTTGAGCAAATGATCTTCCGTTGTGATTACTGAGTACTAATGTATAGACTTGCTCATTAGTGAGAGAGAATTTACCAGAAGCAGATGGTACAACCTCTACTCCATTCTTATCAATAATCTTCAAGATTGGTCCACTTGCAGCAGACTTAGTGCCAGTTACATTTTCTCCCTTTGTAACAATAACATTGCCACTAGCATAACACTTCAGGAATGTATTTGGATTTAAAACTTTTTCAGTTCCAGGAATTACATTCTTTCCTGGTTTTCCAGATACAACATCAGTTAGATAGACTTTTACTGGAATATCATTACTCTTAGTTGAGAAGAATAGATCTACTCCAGTAACAAATAGTCCGCCATCAAAGTTTTGAACTTTGAATGTTTGAGCGAGTGGATTTGGTCTGAGTGGATTATCAGTATTGTTATTGATAATCTGCACACCTTCATTTGACTTGAAGTATGCTGGTTTTGTGGATACGATACTTACTGGATTTTCTGGTAAGATACCAGTAGCATAGTACTTAACTTCTGCGTATGTATCAACAGTATCTTTTGGAGCATCTGTAGCACTAGATGTAAACCTAAATGTCAGATTGCCAGTCGTTAAACGGATCTCTTCTCCACTTGTATCATAATCAACAGTATTGACATCACCAGACCAAGTAGCATTTTCCCTTGGTGGAGCTCCTGCTGGAATTAGAATTAATCCACTAGCATTTCCATTTTCATCGGTGATTACTGTTCCATTAAATGATGACAGTGAATTGCCAGCAATGCCAGTAAATCTTAGATCTGGATTTACCCAACGATTAATCTTTCTTCCTTCAAGGAAAACATTGACAATTGTATTTGGCTTCAGTCTTCTAATGACATACTTTACTGGAATGCTTCTTGTGAAGAATGAAAGTGAAGTTGATACTAGTTTATTGTTGATAGACTTTGTTTGAACTCCCTTACCAATATCATTATTTTGTGGACTGATATTTGAAGAACTAGAAACAGAAGCAGATGTCACTGCTGATGTTGCTTGCTGGGTATTTACTTCTCCAAGTGAATTGATGCTTGTAAACGCTGTTGCTGCACCAACCCAATTAACAACAAATGAATTATAGAGACTTGAGAAACTCTCTTTCGAATCACTCTTCGCTAAGAAGATGTTAAACAGAGATGTATTAGTATCTACAACAACTGGATCAATATTCTGATCATACCACTGATCGATATTTGGTGAAACATTAACATCACCAACATATTGGATAACAACAAATGGATTTGGATTTAAGGTCTTGGATGCAAAAGAATTACCAAGTAATTCTAGATTTGTGTATGGAAGAGTGATTATATTTCCAGTCTTCTTATAACCAGCAACTGCTCTTTGATCTTCTCTTGTGTAGACTTCTTTGAGGGATACGGAGTTTTCTTTTGATTGTGGACGCAATACTGACTGTTGACTATCAATAGCACACTTGTAATCTAGAGATGAAAGATTGCCAACTCTATGTGATTCGAAGTTATCTACGAAAAATCCACTCTTAAATCTATCAAGTCCAATTTCATCCTTGATCTGCATATTTAATGCCTGTTGCTCTAAGATGCTTAGAGTTGTATAGTACTCAAGTCTTTCAATACGCTTCTCAAGTTTTCCAATATCTCTCATCGTATATCTACGATTATCAACTGGAGTTAAACGTACATCATTGCTGGTCTTTGTATAAGCTGGAATGTAAACATAGAAAAGAGCAATCGCATCATCAACGCTATCTGGTTTGGATGGATTTAGAGATGAATTGCCTTCTTTAATGAAGAATTCACCTTTTTTGTTTAGGAAAATACCATCAATCCTATCAAGATACTGAACTTGACTGAACGAGAATGTGTACTCAAGTCCAAGATCTGCAGCAGGAGTTGCCGCAATTACAGATCCAGAACCAGAGAACTGACCAGTAGTAACTTCAAGAGAAGATGTATCTTGGAATCCAGGAATAATTGCTTGATTATCTACCTTTGGTCTAAAGTCCAGAACATTTTTGAGTTCAAGATTGCCATGAACCGAAGAATTGAATGTGGGAATTTCAGATTCATCAACACCAGCTTCATGTAAGTAACTATCAATTGTGCAGAAATCTCCCTGTGAATGTTCGAAATAATCAAATGCAATCAATCACTGACCACTTGTTGGTTCAAATCCTGGTTTTAAAACAATTCGTGATACATCATAGATTGTATCTCTCTGTCCATTATCAAATGTAAATCTTGAAGTAACATCAGTTCCAGAGATTAGATTGCCAGCCGTATCTACTTCGGGAGGTGTTGTGCTGGTTCCTTCATAAACATATCTTAACTTATATGCATCGGAATATGAAAGAATTTCAACAGTCTCTACATCATAGTCATTTCCTCTAAATGGAACTACTCTATCTCCAGATGAATTAACAGTAATTCTCTTATTCTTTATTGCTGTCTTTAATCTTGGTTTTGCGTTACTAACTTCTAGAGTTGCTGTTAGTTTCAACTTTGGAAATGTTCCATTCGATGGAATTGTGCCAAAATAAGTTGAAGGTAACTGTAAACTAATACTGCCAGATGTTAAACCACTAGCTGTATCAGTTGCGGATGAAATTTCCACAGCATCCGAATTGATATAAATGATATCTCCATTTTCAATATCGGGAGCATCACCCTTATCTAATACAGTAATTACGTAATTTTCTTCGGTGAATGCTGCAAATCTTTGTGTTCCAAATGGAAGTTGTGCAGCAAATGTAACTGTTCCTCCACTTGCAGAAGCAGTAGTAACAAAATCTCTACGGAAATAGTACTTGATTTTTGTATCATCTCCACCAGCAGATATTTTACCAACCTGCTTGCTTCCAGTTGGGAACAAGAGAGTTCCAGAATTGGGATTTTTTAATACTGGTCTGAGACGAACAATGCTTGTATTTGTTACATTTCCAGGAAGTACAGTATCCAAATAAATTCTCGTCTTCGCAGATCCAGATGGTTCAGTAGCAGATTGAACAACTGCACGAACCAAATTGTTATTTACATCAGAAAATTGTACAACATCTCCTTGTGTAACTGCAGTGCTAGCATCAGCACTAAAGCTAGTTGATTCAATGAAATCATATCCAGCAGTGCCAAAGAAAGTGAAGTCTGTTACTGATTTTATCTCTGAATATACTTTACTATCTACTACAGCATCTGCACTAAACACATTAGCATTTCCAGATCCATATCTACAACCAATAGATTTAACATTTTGTGGAGAGTATGTAACTACAGTATCTCTGAATAAAATAGGAACAACAACTGCGCCAGAACTTGGTGGAGTTGCGTCTGATGGATTCTTTACACTTACTGCTGGAGGTTGTGAGAATTCTATATTGACAGCACGACGATTGTTAATGAGTGCTTTATAAATCGATCCAGAATTTGTTTTGAATAACTCTACTTTTGATGAGTCGTATTCCAATCCATTAATTATAATACTCACTCCATCTGCATAACCAAGACCTCTATTTTGCACAACAAAATGTGAAATTGTGTTGTCTTTTGCAATCTTTACTGTACTTCCAGATTCATCTCTGATAGTTTCTCCAGATTTAAACCTTCCAGAAAGAGTTTTAACAAACAATAGATTATTGGTTGTGTATACTCCTGATGGAGACCCC